TATTGTCCGTGACATGTCTCCAATAAGGAGTATCATCTCTAGTTTGTAATCCGAAGTGGAATGCTACAAACCAAGCAAAATCAAACCAGGCATTTCTACATCTAACATTAAATGTGTTCCTGTCGATAGCATTTACTTTATCTCTTCTCGACAGAACATCACACAGGATCATGGCAAAGTCATGTGAGAAAGCAACGCCATTGGATTCAAGTGGTTCAATAAATCCAGATGACAATCCTATACCTACAACATTCTTGTTCCACACTTTCTGGGTGATTCCTGTCTTAAAGTTAATCAGACGATACTCAGCACCTTCAGGATGTCCTAGATGTTCTTTGAATTCTTCTAGAGCATTTTCTTCACTGATAAACCTATCACAGAATACATAACCAGTTCCTGCTCTGTGTGTCAATGGAATGTTCCATATCCATCCAGCAGACTTGGCAGTACATGTAGTATATACATTCAGTTCTTTTTTCTTATCCTTGTATGGAACTGTAGTATGCCATGCTTTATTATTAATAAGAACATCTTCCATAGAATCAAAAGGTGTTCCTAACTTGTCTTGTAGTAGGAATGATCTGAAACCTGTACAGTCTACAAATAGATCTGCTTCGAAGGTTTTACCTTCATCATCCACAAGACATTTGATTCCTCCATCATAATTGTACTCCACATCAACAATAGTGGCACGCTTATGCTGTAGTCCTCTGGGAACACAGTATTCATCTCTCAACCAATGAGAAAACTTTAAAGCATCGAAATGAAACGCTGTTTGATAATGAAATTTGAATCCAGGCATGTCACGTGTCGGGATTCTATTTTCTTCCAGACACTTGTAGTTAGGTGTAATCCACCTAGCGAAATCTCCAGCTGGAGTTTCAGGATTTAAACCAGCATGGATAAACCAATCAGCAATGTCATACTTAGTGCCTGGGGGCAGTTCATTGGAAGTGAATGGATAATGCCAGTCGCCTAGGTTATCATTGAAGTTTACGAATTTGATGCTCTGTTTATATGTGGCATCACAATGTTTCATGAAATCGGAATCTTTGATTCCCAAATCATCTAACCAGTATCTAATTTTTTGTAGAGTAGATTCTCCTACACCAATCCTAGGAACCTCTTCGGATTCTACTAGGGTAATGGTTTTTTCTGGAAAGTTTTTTACTAATGAGGCAGCAGTCATCCACCCAGCAGTGCCCCCGCCGAGTATACATATTGAATTCACTTTCATATTATAAAATCAATGAGGACGGGAATCTTTCTCTTTGTTAAATTTTAGTTGCTCGCCATCATTATCAGGCAAGTAGTTCCATGCTGGATCATTCTTGGCATGGAGTTTAATCTCGAACTTACCTTCTTTGTAAGCTTCATTCTTTTCCATTTCCCTTTGTGGTGGGATATTTGTCTTTACGTTTTCTATGTGAGAAACCCAATTACCATCAGACAAATGACCTGCCTTGATATCTTTATAGAGCATATCTAGTTGATCTTCAATAAGACCATATGCTACCTTACGCTTGATATCTTGGTCAATCTCAAGACGTTGATCTGGACGAATCCATTGTCCCTGACAGAAATGCCAGTTTGAGGTTACGTCATCATGGCGACAAAGAACCCAACGGAAGGGAGCATCGTCACCATCATAGATTTCAAATTCTTTACCTACATCGACGACATCACTAAGGACGCCTCGGTAATCCATGAGGACTCGCTTCATTGACTTTTCTCGTAAACGTGTATCTTATTTATTTAGGCGTATTCGTAGATAACGATAATACCATTGGAACCATGTGCTCCTTGATAACTAGATCTCCATCCACTACCGCCACCTGCTCCAGGAGCAGCATGAGTTTGGTGATTGTGAGAATAGTTGCCGCCTTGGGGGTGACCAGTAGCACCTTGTCCACCAAAGTGAGAAGTGCCACCAACACCAGTATAACCGTAATGTCCTGTTCCGCCACCACCGTAGAGGTTTAGATCTCCACCAGAACCTAATCCAGGAAGACCGCCACAATGTTGATGACTTTGATTAGCACCAAGACCACCACTAGCAGAAAGGTAACTACCGAATGATGTGGTTTGACCACCACCTCCGTTGCCAGAATAGTATGTTCCTGACTGAGAACCATTACCTACGGTTACAGATACCTGACTAATATTACCAACATCAATTAATTTTTCTGAGTATCCACCAGCACCTGCTGATTCTCCGTGACCAGATCCACCGCCGCCACCACCAACTAGACGAACGAGGATCTTACCAATACCAGCTGGTTTATTCCACGTACCAGACTGGGTAAACGTTTGAATACTCTTAGGTCCAGGTAGGTTAAAACTTGGAGAAGCACTTCCATCACTATACAAATATTGTCCATTGCCACTACTGGGGGATGGTGGCAATGAATTTTCACTGAGGGAAAGACCACTATCACCTAGGTCAATACTATTTCCAGATGGGATGTTGATAGCACCACCACTAGATGATTCTAGAATATTTACTCTAATAGTTGACATTTACTTAAACTCCCAAATAACACAGATACCATCACGACCAACAGCACCAACATAAGATGTGTGATAACCAGCAGATCCACCTGCTCCAGGAGCAGCATGAGTCTGGTGGTTGGCAGAATACTGACCTCCTTGTGGGTGACCACTAGCACCAGATCCTCCCCAATAAGAGGCACCTCCAGTAACACCAGAATAGTATTCGTGACCGCTACCACCACCGCCATACTGATTGAAGTCTCCGCCAGAACCTAATCCAGGAAGACCGCCACAGTGTTGATGACTTTGGTTTCCACCGCCACCACCAGTACAAGTCATGTAACTTCCGAATGATGAAGATGTTCCTCCACCAGCAGCGCCAGAATAATATGTAGGACTTGTAGATCCTAGTCCAATAGTAACGGATACTTGAGAAACTCCACTAACATCAATTAGTCTCTCGGAATAACCACCAGCAGCACCAGTCTCACCAACACCAGAACCAGCGCCACCGCCGCCAACTAGGCGTACATAAATCTTGGACACGCCAGCTGGTTTAATCCAAGTAGCTGATGACGTGAATACAGTAATACCTGTTGGTCCTACAGAAGTCCATTGTAGGTCAGAACCATCACTAACCAGAATTTTTCCAGCCTGACCAGTTGGGTCGGGCATAATATTTGCCGATGTCAGTGGTGTGGATCCCAGAACAAGAGAATGTCCAGAAGGGATACTAACTGACGTTCCATTTTGTGGACGAATTTCGTTTACTCTTAAAATAGACATCAACCGTACTCCATTACTACTACACAACCACCGACGCCTTTAGCACCAGTGTAAGAACCACCCCATCCATTAGCACCACCGCCACCATAAGATCCATGAGTTTGATGGTTAGGAGCATATGCTCCTGCTTGTGGGTGACCACATCCATTACTACCGCCAAAGTGAGAAGAACCACCACGACCATTGTGTCCGTGACCAGTTCCTCCTCCACCATATAGATTTACTTGACCACCAGAACCTAATCCAGGAAGACCACCACAGTGTTGGTGATTTGAATTTGCTCCGTTGCCTCCAGTACAAGTAATATAAGATCCGAATGAGGACGCTGTTCCACTAGCAGCACCACCAGAATAATAAGTTGGACCTCCACCTGTACCTATGGTGACGCCGACAGATCCTACACCAATCATGCTAAAGAAACCTTCGGCAAATCCTCCAGCTCCACCACTCTCAGCGTATCCGCTACCTCCACCACCAGCAGCCACAACTCTTACGTATACTAATTTAGTACCAGAAGATGGGAAATAAGTGGAGTTAGACGTGAAGGTAATGATGCCTTTAGCACCATAGGAATTAAACACATAACTAGTGCCGTCACTAGCAACACCAAGTCCGCCTTGTCCAGATGGGTTGGGCATCAAGGAGGAACTATCTAAGGGAGTTCCCCCCAACAATAATGAATGACCCGCTGGAATAACGACTTGGTTGCCAGACGACGCTTGTATGTTGTTTACAAAAATTGTACTCATTTTTTATACAACCGACCAGGAACTTCCGTTAGCGATAGTAACTACCGTGGAACTATTTATAGTCAAAGGACCAGCACTAACAGCATTTGTATTAGCAGGAATCGTGACATCGTAGTCAATTACATTTCTGTTTGTCTTGAATACGCCGAACTTATCAACGAACAATTTATCGCCGTTGACATACATTACGTCATCGCTGGATCCATCAGCGTTGAGTGTAGTACCATTGATTCCAAGAGATCCAGATACCTGTAGGGCATAGTCTGGGTTGCCAGTGAAGGCAGAAGCAGTAGGATCAGCATTGATCCAAACCTTAGATGCTCTGTAGATATCTAGTTCATTATCAGCTTCAGTCCAACGTGAGGTAACAAACTCAGCGTTGTCTTGGTATACCTTACCATTAATGTTGATGTCTCCACCAATATTCAAGGCATATACACGTGCTTCGTTTGGCGTTACGGTAGTATCTGTTCCACCAAACTGATCAGTGTTAATAGCAACTCTGTTCGTAGTACCTTGAATAGCAAGGGCAGGAGTAGACTTCCAGGTTAGTGAACCTTGAGTACCGTCGTTAGCGGTAATCTCAAATACGTCACCACCAATCATCTGGTTACCAATTCTGAAGTTAGAGAGGTAAGCACCAGATCCAGGAGATGTCTCAGCACCAGTAGCACCAGCGAAGATGATAGGAGCACCAGCGTTGGAGTTGGCAAGACCAACTTGGAAACTGGTCTCGACTCTAGCATCACCAGCGATATCAAGTTCGACAGCATCATCAGCAACTTTGTTGATACCAACGTTACCGTTACCAGTAATCGTCAGGGCATCAGTGAAGTTAGCAGTGTTGAATACCATTGCCTTAGTGGTGGTAATTCCACTAAAGAGTTGCTTGAAGAAGACTTCACCAGTGTCATTATCATACTGAATTTCAAGACCTTCGACACTAGGATCTCCACCCTGACCAAGAAGTTGGATACGAGCATCACGGCTAGCGTTGGCAGAATACATTCTAAAGAGAGCATCCTTATCTGCTTGCTCTACGATCAGTAGTTTGGCAGCAGAGACGCTGTTGTTAGTACCAATCAATACATTGTTGTTGGCGCTATCAGCGACGAATGTAGCAGTACCAGTACCCTCGTTAACTTTCAGGTCAGCACCGACGTTTACAGCGGCGAGGAAGTCTGCTCTACCAGATACACTCAGTGCCTGGTTAGCAGCAGCGATACCACTGATGAAGAGGGTTCCCTCCATCGTATCGCCAGTCTTGAGAACGTTCTCAGATGCTTGACCAGTCAAGTCAGCAGTGATGGAGTTAGCGACGAAATCGCCGTTAGCATCGAGCATTACTGCTGCTCTCTTGGTAATATTACCTTGAGCATCTAGAGTAGGTGTTGTTCCATCGGAATGGAAGTCAACGTTCTGAGCGTTCCAGACAACCGAACTGTTGACCTTGAAGGAGTTAGCGTCAGCAACCTTGACGTTAAGAGCAGCACTGTAGTTAGAGGACTGTGTGCCTGTAGCAACGATAGCAGCGTTAGCAGTAGGTGCTCCAGTAGCACTGGTTCTGAAGTAGATGGCAGGAGCAGTATCAACACCGTCTCTACCAAGACTTAGGATACCTACACCGTTGTCTCCATATAGAGAGGCAACTTCATATGTACCATCAGGTCTGCCGTTGTTGTTAGGATCTCTATCAGATAGAGTCCAGTTTTGATACGTTACAGCAGTAGCGAAGTTAGAACCAATCTTGATGCCTTCGGTGAACATTTGCTCACCAGCACCAACTGTCTGAGTACCGTGGACAATAACGTAGTTGTTGCTAGGTTCATTGGTGTCGTTATTGACCTCAATGAATCCGATGGTCATCTTACCAGTCTCAGTTTCATTTGGACGGTAGATGTTAACTTGAGTACCGATCTGCCATGGAGATACAGAGAAGGCACCGATGTTACTGGTGGTTACACTGTTCTGGATATATACTGCCCAACGGATGTTAGGTGTAGAAGCAGAACCAGTATCAAGAATTCTGATACTCTTTCTGAAGTCCTTAGCAAACTGGAAGGTAGGCATGTGCCTATCATGGAATCTACCTGCTTGCTGGTTATAAGCATTCTGGTAGAAGAGACCTTGCTTGGAATCCAACTTGTCGGAGTCCATGCCAGTATCAGGACCGTCATTACCAGAAGTCCAAACTTCATACCACTCAGTCCAGTCGGTGGTTTCTGTATCAACAGAAGAACCAGAACCACGGAGGAATAACTTATTGTTGTCCGTGAATGCCAACTGTCTAACACCACCATATGTGGAGTCGTTACCATTACCACCCTGTCTGTAGGTCAGAACACCGTGATAGTTACCTGCCGCCATGGCGCTGGTTAGACCGTCAGAACCATTAGATCTGGTGAAGGCGGTAACACCAGTCTTATACAGATAAGCAGGTGGGTTACCGTTGACGTTACCTAGATCGGTGTCAAGTAGACCTGTAGATCCAGAGGATAGTTCAACGGAGATGTTGTAGGAACCAGAAAGTCTGTCTCTAGGTACAGTACCAGATTCTAGGTTACTAGCATTTCTGAAGAAGGAGCTGTCCTTGTTATCAAGAAGGTCAGCGTCAAGACCAGAGTCAGAACCCTGGTAGATACCAATAGCACCGTTAGGACCGAAGGTGAAGTCGCCTTGCTTGAATCTAGCAACACCAAGAGAAGAGTAGTCTTGTGAACCAAACTGGGTGTTACCTTCAACTCTGTTGATGTCGATGGTGACGTTAGCATACTGTTTGTTGATCGTGCTTCTCTTAGCAAGCATGATCAAACCAGTACCGTTACCGATATCAGCAGGGAAGTCTGTGACGGTGAAGTCAGTGTCGTATCCGTCGCCACCGTTAACGATAGTAACGTTAGTAACAACACCTTGATCAACACCAACGTCAGAAACAACCATGTTGACTGTTAGGTTGTTACCGTTACCACCAGTGATAGGAACACTGAAGTAAGATCCGTTATCGAAACCACTACCACCATCTACGATGATGATCTGTTCGATGAAGTTACCAGACGTATATGTAGAGTCGAAGAAGATTGGTGAATCTCCTCGGAAGAACTCGATAACAGTACCAGCAGGGATTGAGGCAGTTGTTAGTTGGTCGATAACGACTGTAGTTGTGTTGCCGTCAGTTTCAACAGAACTAATCTTAGATCCACCCTGGATACCAGTTGTGATGGATGTAATTTCATGTCCTGGTTTCAGGGCAGGTTCTAGTTCAAAGGCAATAACGTTAGCGTCAATACCAACAGGAGTCTTGACAACAGCAAAGTATCTGAGTTCAGGTTCCTTCAGGGACTGAACAGCAAGAGCATAAGATTGGTCGCCTCTTAGGAACGTGAAGGAGTTAGCAGCGGTAGCGTTAGTACCCAAACGTTCTGTGGAGATCGTACCAGACGTGATGTTATCAGCAGAGATATTAGTTGTGGATAGAGATACCCAGTTAGCAGTATTCTCAGCAGATGTGTTAATAACTCTGGTTAGGTTGATTGTCTCAGCAGGAACGTCACTGGAGAAGATCGAATCGTTGTCGTCGATCTTAACGTTGTTGACGATTTGACCATAGAGTCTAGATTCAATCAGACCTTCTGCTTCTGCCGTAACAGCACTAGCGCCACCGCCAGTAGGAGCAGCAATCTGAATTTCTGGTTGAGAAGTATATCCTTTACCACCAGTGTATCCGTTGAAGAGAATTAGTTCAATCTTAACAACCTCACCGTTAGCAACGGTTGCTTCAGCAGCACCGTGGATACCACCTGCTTGGAGGTTACCTCCAGTGATGGTAACAACTGGTGGGGAAGTGTATCCAGCACCACCTTCAGTTAGGTTGATCTGGAATAGAACACCTTCTCTGTATTCAGTGGATTGGATCTTACCGCCAGAAGTGCTACCAGTGAAGACATCACCGATAGTGAACTGTAGGGTAGGATCAACTGGGAATCCAAGGAACAACGAATAGTTGTCGTTGTTAAGAATGAATGTCTCAGATGCTGCTGGAGGAATGTTCTCCTGGATAACGATGTCACCAGCAAGAGCACCTTCAATAGCAAGTCTCTGTGACTCAGTAGTAACAGTGAAAACGTTGAAAGGACGTAGTGGTGGAATCTGGTCGATGTTGATCTTACCAGAATCAGTTAGTTCGACCAGTGCTCTAGGAACAGCGTTCGTGGAGTATGGCTTGTTAATGTATGGACCGAGGTTGTTGGTGATGAAGTCTCTAACTGCCTTCTGAGTAGGTAGTTTAGAGTTAGAGGAGTTAGCACCACCGAGGTTGTTGCTAGCGTCGAATCCAGTAACAACAACGTCGCCGCCTTTCAGTTTCAGGAATTCAACTTCCGAGATCGAAACCGTACCTGTGAAGGTGATGTTACCAGTTCTGTTTTCAATTCTAGCGAACGTACCAACCTTGAAGTCACCCAGTTCGTCAGTACCAGAGACATATACACGACCGTAGTTCTCTTGTACCTGTTCCAGTGCTTCTGTCTTGATACCACCGTTTTCAGGTAGTGCCAGGTAGTTAACACCAGATCCAGCGAATTCCCAAGTGTGGGAAGAAGAGTTAACGATAGAAGGTCTGTGTAGAGCAGCCTTGGGTTGTGGGTTAAGTTGAGCAAGGTACTCGGCGTTTCTAATTTGACCTGTGGCGTCTTCCTTGAATAGAGCAACACCACCACCAGTACCATCCTCAAGGGTAACTCTAGCGGCGAATGGAGGACCATCACCGAGGAGTTCGACAGCATCTACGTAGTAGTAGAGACCTTCGGTTGGGTGACTGTAACCTTCGATCTTGACGATGTAGTGCTCCAGTGGTGCTCTACCAAGGTCGGAGATAACAAACTGTGTTCTACCACCCAACGTCTGGGAAGAAGAACTGATGTATGCTTCATTGTACTGAGCATTCAGTTCGTAACCAGCGTCAAAGCTGTATGGTTCTGCTCTAAATCCAGTTGCCTTAAGGGCGTTTAGACCGAAGTTTGTAGCAGAGTTGGTGATAGAAGCGTAACCACCAGACTCAGCAAGAACACCGTTGGCACAGAAGATACAGAAGACCGAAACCAACTGAACATAACCATCGTTCGCTAGTTTGTATCCATCACCACCGAAGGATACAATCGTGAATGCCGAGGCAACCATCGATTTACCCTGGTTGGGGAACTTAGCACTTCCGTCTGCTAGTAGACCAGGGAAAGGACAGTTAGGTTGCTTGACCTTAGAACCGTCAATCAGAGCACCAGAACCACCAAGGAACGAGATAACAGAAGCGTTCTGTGTATATGGAGATGCCTCAATAATTGGGAGGTCATCTGCTACAGCACGAATAGTCAATCTTTGACCATTGAGATCATAGACTGTGTTATCTGGTACGGTAGTAATAGGACCTGTTTCAAACAGGGTTCCTACTGTCTTGGTTACAGTACCAGGAGGTGTTGTTTCCGAAATGATGTCGTTAACAATTCCGTAGTATGTGGTGAGTGATGTTTCAACACCAGCACACATGGCATTACCTGTAGAAGGATATACCGAAACAGAATTTGTTTTAGTTCTTACGAACGTGTGAGTAGACTGTGGTAGGTGCTTAACCGAGTTGGCAGCAGCACTAACGAATGTGTGAGCAGACTGTGGTAGGAACTTGATAGCGTTAGTAGTAGCACTAACAAATGTGTGTACTGATGTATCAGAAGATGTACCAACGTTGATGGTGAATGTGCCGTCCTGACGCTTAACAGAATTAGCATCGGCACTAACAAAGGTGTGAGTGCCATCATAGTCAGAAGGACCTACATTGATATCAAAGGTGTTGTTAGTTACATTACTAATCTTCATCCAACGACCAGATGGATAGTCATAACCAGCACGTGGATAAGACTTAGCTACTGTATTGCCATCAAGAACACATGTGAAGTCTAGCGAACCATCATCAATCTTGATATAATCACCATTAGCAAATCCATGACCACCAATAGTAAATTGAACTACACCTGTAGAAGCATTGTAGGTAACGTTTGTTGGTGTGTGATTGGTAAAACCAACGTTTGTGATGGCGATAGATTTGCCAGCATATGGGTCAGTTCCAGGACGTGGATACTGGTGAGTAGACTGGTTGCCATCTAGGGCACAGGTGAAGGTAAAGGATAGGTCATCCAGAACAACACTTCTACCAACACCAAGACCATGTTGACCAACAGTGACTGTCATGTCACCTGTTGATGGGTTGTAGCTGGCAGCAGATGGAGTGAAATACTTGTTCTGACCAGCGTTTCCTACATTAAGGGTGATTGTAGTATCAGTTGTATCCTTAATCTTAATCGATCTGCTAGCGAAAGGATCGATACCAGGACGTGGATAAGTCTTTGTGCTGTCATGGTTATCCATGGCACAGGTGAAACTGAAAGCATTTGGTTCTAGTACAATACCTTCGCCAATGCTTAGAGTATGTGGATCTTGCTCAGTGGCAATGGTGAGAACCATGTCGCCAGTCTGAGGATTGTAGGTAACATCTGTTGGGGTGAACAACTGGTCGGGACCAGAAGCACCAACGTTGATAGTTACATTAGAACCACTGACATTGGTTACAGGTCTTGCCTGAGTTCCTGCTAGTTGATATGCTCCAGGTAGAGCGTGCTCTGTGGCATTGCCATCCATGGCACATGTAAACACAAAGCTTTCAAGGTCTAGTCTAATAACATCATTTGTTGTAATGGTGTTACTAGGAATAACCATGATGAACTCACCCGTAGCAGGATCATAGGTTGCTCCTGTTGGGGTCCACTGAGATGTTGGAGTGCCATCTGGGTCAACCAGAATGGTGCTATCAGTGAATTGTGGGATTGGAGAATGAGCGGGGTTGTATACAGCGCCGTTGCCACCACCAGTCTTCCAATTCCTCATGGCAAGGATGGAAAGATCTCTTGCTGTTTCGAATGTATAAAGTGTAGGTCCTACTTCGCTAGGTGGTAAACCAGTTAGTGTGGTGCCAGTGAAGTAGCTTTCACCAGCTTCGACAGAAGCAGTGTTGCCACCAAGAACCAAGTCTTTCAGTACAGCATCAATAACTTTGTTGATATCTCTACGGCACTTACGCTCGTCAATATCATTGAGATTTAGTGTTGGGTATACACTCTTTGTCTTTCCGTATGCCTCATCAGCAATGAAATCTCTGTTTCTAGCGATCAAGTAAGCAGCATCAAGAGTTGTGCCACTAGAATCATTAGTGATGACATCAACAAACAAGTATGCCAGAGTGCTGATAGCAGATCTTACATCATCACAAGCAATAGGATCATCGTCGTCAATAACGGAGATATCAATATACTGGGGTAGAGACGTATACTGAGAAGTGTATTGGGGTTGTCCTGGAGCACCAGTTCCTGTACGCCACTTACACATGGCATAGTTCATCAGTTCTCTGGTGTACTCGAAAGCACGTACAGTCTGAATAATTTCGTAGTCTACGAAATCAACTTGACCAGCAGAGATGTATTTCTTAGCAGCGTCAATGGTATTGTAGTTACTTCCATATTCAAGGTCTCTAAGAATAGCATTAATGAAGTGTCCGATGTCTCTACGGCACTTAGTATCGCTAACTGGAATACTGAAACTTGGATATAGTTTCTGAGTAACAGTTCCACCAATATTACACTCGACTAGAATATCGTCTAGTTTGACGATGCTGTCGTTTGCTAGTCCAACGATAGATGTAGCAGTGGTGATTGTTGCTTCACCAGTGACTACGTTATCGTAGACAAAGTTGGTGATGTTGTAAGAGTTACCACCGAATGTTACTGTACCACCGCTAACATAAGTGTGAACATAACCAGTCTGTCCTAGGTAGATCTTGAATTCTCCACCACCGATAGATAGGGAGTTGGGAGCAGATCTTACGAACTGATGTGGAGACTGTGGTAGATGCTTGACACAATTAGAAGCAGCAGAAACGAATGTATGAGCAACCTGTGGGGTATGTCTCATAGCATTTGTGGCTGCCGAAACAAATAGGTGGTTAGATCCAGTAGCAGATCCAGCATCACCTACATTAATAGTAAACGTTCCATCTTGACGTAGGAGACCGTTGGTGGCGGCACTGACAAAGGTGTGGTTGCCAGTGTAGTCTCCCCAACTATCTTCATCGATAGTAATTTTGAAGCTGTTTGGAAGAACTTCGGAGATTTGTAACCAGCGCTTGCTTGCCCAATCGTAGTTTGCTTTTGGATATGCCTTCTGAGTGGAGTTGCCGTCGAGATCACAGGTGAATACAAGTGATCCATCCTCGACAAGAACCCAATCGCCTTGGGTAAATCCATGACTAGGAACAGTAAGAACGATCTCACCATTAGCAGGATTATACGTAGCATCAGTAACTGTATGCTGAGTGCTACCTACAGCAGTGATGGGGATTGACTTACCAGCATATGGATCGATGCCAGCACGTGGATACTGGTGGGTAGTTTGGTGATTGTTCTGATCACATGTGAAGGTGAAAGACTCGTCTTCAAGAACGATTCCTTTACCAACAGCAAGACCATGCTGACCTACAGTAACTGTCAGATCGCCAGTAGCAGCATCATATGTGGCAGCAGATGGAGTGAAATATTGATCTAGTTTAGACTTACCAACGTTAATTGTGATCTCGGTCTGAGTTACACTCTTGATGGGGATAGATCTAGCAGCGTACTTGTCGTGACCTAGACGTGGATAATACTTGACGGAATCATTGTTATCCATCGTACAAGTGAATCCTAGGGATTCTTGATCGATAACAATACCTTCTCCCTCAGACAAACCATGCTCACCAACGGTAAGTACAGCATCACCTGTTGCTGGGTTATATGTTACGTTGGTTGGTGTGAAATACTTGTCAGGACCAGAGGCACCTACATTCAAAGTGAATGTGTTGGTATCGGCAGCAAGAATTGGAAGGGACTTACCACTGGAATAGTGATGGGACAATGGAGCCTTATGCTCAGTAGCATAATTGTCCATACCACATACAAATGTGATGGATCCGTCTTCAATCTTGACACCATCTCCAATAGAGAGACCGTGGTTAGCAACAGTAAAGACTGCTTCACCTGTAGATGGGTTGTAATCTACATCAGTAGGAGTGAATTGACTGGATGGAGTACCACCAATGTCATATACAGCATAATGATCTTTCTGGAATTGATCATTGACCTTACCTACAACTTCATCGGCAATGTAGTCGATGTTGTTTCTGATTTGTAGACAAGCGTCTTGGAATCTTCTTGCTACAGGAGGAGATACAGCAAACTTCTGTGGAGAGTTTAGAAGTGTAAATGTGACATTTCTAGAAGCTGTAGTTACTCTAGCGTTTGTTCCAGGATCATAATCAGAAGCGGTGAACTGGGGAACACCACCGATTACAGGAACTTTCTTAGGAATGATGAAGCGGCGAGCACGACCATCAGCGTCTTCTAGAACCTTGTAGATTCTCTGGTAACCGTTCAACCAAGAAAGATCTTCAGCACCACCATCAGCAATCAGACCACTAATAAAGATTTCTTCACCTTCTTTGAAGTCGTGAATACCTTGTCTACCAGTCAGTGGGTTGGTGTAGATAACAATGCCACCATTATCTTCTACTGGACCATTGACACCAGTAGAAGGTTCGCCAAATCCACCAAGGGTTCCCGATCCTGCTAGGGAGAAGTCGATACGAGTAATCGAGTTAGTTGGTTCTCCTTCTAGATCAGCATCGTTCTCGAAAACAACCTCACCCTCAGATCTGATCGATCTAATATCATTAGCGATCAGTGAGTAAGCATCTCGTAGATATGTAAACTCAGCAGTACCACCAGTAGCGTCTTCCGCTCCAGTGTCGTGTGTAGGAGCAGATGTACCTGATGTACCAGCAACTGTTACCTCATATACTTCTTCACCGAGGTTCCAGACCAGATCGCCTACATTCAGGTCTACATTAGTTTTGTACTCTGTGGTTCCAGGACCACCATATCTAAATGTTTCACCAATGTTGAATGTACCAAAGTCAACCGTAAAGTCAAATTCACCAGCAAGGTGGTGGAATCCATTACTGAGATCAGTGATGTCAAATGTGACAGCGTATACTGTACCAACAGATAGAGAGTTAACACCAAAGATCTTCTGACCCACCTGTAGGTTTGTTAGACCACCGTTTTCTGTGAATCTAGCACGGAATCTATCGGCACCAAATACCTGATGACCAATTGGGAAAGGTAGATCAAAATTACCACCTGCTGTTGTGTCGAGAACAACTCTTTGTTTGTCGTCGAACACCATGGCGTAATCCCAGGTGAACTGAGAGTCACCTAAAGAGTCAATAGCGTCACGATAGGTAACACCAATAACATAGTTCTTATCACCGAACTTGAAGATGTGCTTCCTTTCGTTTTTAGGACGAATAATAACCAGACGTAGGTTGTCACCAACAACAGAAGCGTCTGGTGGAATTGAAATTGGGTTATCTTCTTCGTAGTTACCACCAGCAATGATGATGGTTTCTTTGACGCCAGGCGTTTCCCACGCTAACTGACAACCTTTTTTAATAGTTCTAACTGGGTTAACTGGGGAACGACCGTCGTTAGCGTCATTACCAATCTGTTCTGAAACGTAGATTCTACCACCAACGTCGTTGGTTGCTAGGTTTAGAACGTACTCGGTGGTAGCAATAGCATCGGATCTATCACCAAGTAGTGGAGTGATCGAGCGGGGGAAGATACCCGAATCTCCAGTCTCTCCGAAGAAATCGGCATCAGGAAGACTTTCTCTAATACCAATATGCTTAAACTGAACGGTTCCATTCAGTTCAGTACCATCAGCATGGGTTGGGGGTTGTGTTCCTGTTGTACCCACGTTCATCGCCTGATAAACGTAGATGTTGTAGTATCTGTAAGCGTTCTTAGGTACTAGTGTTTCTGCCTGCCAAGGAGTACCACCACCATTTTGATAGTTCTTTAGATTGGGTGCTCTAAACTGGGCGTTAGAAGTAACGAAGTTATCAATATCAAGGTTGAGGATTCTCGCCGTATCAGAAATGATAGACGTAGATGTTCTAATAGCACCGTTGATGTCAAGTTCGTAATCAACAGTATCAAGAACGGCAGTTGCTGAAGCACCAGCACCAGTAGCACCAGTGATGGTGACGACGGGGGGTTGGGAATAACCGTCACCAGGGTCTTCAACTAGAATTCGAGTAACACTACCTGCTGTTAGTTCAGCAGAAGCTAGGGCACGGATACCACCTGGAAGATCAGGTTCGGCAACCAAAACAGATGGTGCCTGAACGTATCCAGTACCACCAAGGTCTACATCAATTCTTTCAACTCGCCTACCAGTTCTATTAATACCTACACGACCGCCACCAGTGGTAGCGTCAAGTTGGGCTCGAAAGACTTCCTTTTCATTCGAACCAACACCTGCTCTAAACAGGATAGAATTCTCACCGTAAATCGTAGGATTTACACCTCTAATGCGTTCCTTATCAGAATTAAACTGAAAACTCATTTTATACCCAGCCCCAGCCGTATATTTTATTCTTTATCTATTTAGCAATCAACTCCAGTCGATAGAAGCAACTTGGACGTATACGAACCACTTTACGGCGATGTTAGAACCTGACTTAACTGTATTGTAACTGAACCTGTTTAAGGCACCTGTCGTGAAAGGTGTAATCGACCATGATTCTGCTGCTGGAACATCATCTCTAATGATGGTTTCCATAGTAGATAGTTCTGTCAATGCCCCAGCAGCACTAGCGCTGACGGCAGTTTCTAGTTTCATTACTAGTACACCGTTGCCTGCTTCTGACACAGCAACTACATTAGCAGTGATGAAACTAATAGTATTAGATGGGACAAAAATAGTCGTTGAGGAAGTATCCAGCGAAAGAGTTGCTGTGTTCAATCCTCTCAAAATAAAATGTTGAGAATGACTATCTGTATAGTGGGTGTTTTTAACCTCAAAGGTGTTTACATTCTTAATGTTGGAATCCGAATCGACAATCGTTGAATCGCCAATAGAAAATCCACCAGTAGAATCTAGGTTTTTTAAATTAATTGCCATTGTTATTTCTTGATAGCGTTAGTGACGACGATTACATCAATTAGGTTGTTTTGTGCCAGAGCAGAATTCAATGTCATAGAAAGTCTGACTTCACCACTGACAGCAAAGTTGAAAGTGGTGTCAATAATATTTGCTCCTGTTTTGAGGTTACCAAGTTCGGTGTATTCGATATTGGTTCCCTTGTCAATAACACTATATTCAATACATTCTTTATCACCAGTAGTCTTATTGAAAGCGATTAGATGAACTTTTGCTCCAAGAGCAGTTGTTGGGTTGTAAATTGTGGCAGTACCAGAGTTGACAACACCACGTTCCATAGGAACTTTGACAGAAGTCTGTCTAGTTCTTTCTAGTTCAAATGTTTCTAGTTCACTATCCAGGACTCTCAGATAACTTTCGGTTCCACCAGAACCCAAACCTCTGTTAATCCAAACCTCACCATTCTCATTGAATCTTAGGAAGGTTTCGTTTGCTAGACCAGTTGGATTGAAACCAATCTCATACTCAGATCTAATAGTTGTAAAGCGAGCTCTTAAAGCATCATCAGTATCTAGCGTTGTAGCAAGATTATGTGTTGTGATGGTAGGAGCATTTAAATTGATATTATCAGCAGACTCAAAACTATCTACAGCAAGCAACTCCAACTTGTTAGGAGTCAGTTGCATCGATAGAACGTTTGTATTAAAGAAATACAAAGTATCTTCATCACTACCAGGACTTACTTCTGGTTTGATGAAGGTGTCGCCATCAACGTCACGAACACCACCCAAGGAAGACCAAGAAGATCCGTTGTATCCTTCATACTGAAGAATAGTTGTGTTATATCTAATCGAACCTGCTTGTGCTGTACCAGTGCTCTTCTGACCTTCAGTACCAGCAGGAATCTGTAGGTGAGTAGCAGCATTAATGATAACTCTCTTACCAGAGTTTGGATCAAGAGTAAGATCAGAAATATCAGTAGAGATTCTGGCGTTCTCAAGTCTTAGGTCGCCATTGATGGATAGTGCTGTACCACCGACAGGAGCAATTCTAATCTCCTCAATTTCTTCAAACGTCAGTGGTCCTACTGCCAAGGAATGCCATGTCAGTTCAGCACTACCGTTAGGTTGTGCTCCTGTGGTATGAGTTGGTTCGTTACCAGATGTACCAGATGTACCAGCGCCAGTAACCTCGTAAATATTGTTTCTATACTTCACATACTGTCCCACTGTCAGTGGAATGTTTGAAGCATAATTGAAATAAGATGGTGCCGTAGTGTTAGCAGATCTAATCTTCTTGGTATTCCAGAAATCTAGATAAGTGCTGTTGAGTCTGGCAGCGTTATTGTCGTCGGTGTAGAAGTATAGGGTGTTGTCATTAGCACCAACAAATGCTTCAGCAGTAATAAAGGTATTACCATCAACGTCACGAACACCACCTAGAGAAGACCAAATACCAGATCCAGATAGATCACTGTAACCTTCATACTGATTAGTCTCACTGTTAAATCTGATTGAACCATTCTGTACATTAGCAGATGTAGGTCTTTGACTTGTTACACCAGCAGGTACACAGAGAGCAGTTACAGCATCAACCTTGACAATTTTATTTGGTGCTGGAGTCAGGAAAATATTATTGTTGAGTGTAGACTCAATGTTATTATCAGTGATCTTGATGAAGTCATTGACATTCAACTGATTGGTGGTTTTGATAATACCATCAGTATTAATAGTTCCTGTATCTCCAGTAACAGTGAACTTATCACCAATCTTAAATGAAGTGCCGCCAAGATCAATAGCGCCAGCAATAGCAGTAATTGTTGTTAGATCAGTACCATCACTATTCTGTTCCAATGAAAGAATAGGTGTTTTGATCCTATCAGTTGTAGAAAGAGTTGATGTAATATTGGTTGTTGTAATATCTTCTACAGTAACAGTGGTTCCAGTAATTTGCTGAACCTCGAAGTTACCATTAGAAACATCACCCTTAACGGTGTCAGTTGTTTGAACATCTGTAACTAGAATCTCCAGTCCAGTACCAAATACCTTAGGGTTATTGTAGTTGATAGTAATCTCTGCTTCATTACCATTGTTACCAGCCATGTCTGGATGGTTCTCACAATAGTAATACAGAGTTGCTGGAGTTTCATCTGTAGGGGCAATTACAACGTAGTTGCTATCATCTTCGGCAGCATCATATTCACTTCCCGAATATTGAACACCTGTAAATTCTACAATAGATGTTCCAGAAGCATTTGGTAGATTGTCAACGGTTACTGTATTACCAACAGGATCCACACTAACAACCGTAGCACCTGTAATCTGACCAGTTTGACTGATATCATCATTATTTGAAGCTACTGACATACCAACCAAGATGCCAGCAACACTTGGTACAGTCAGAATCAGTGAAGAGTCACTAAGTGAAATAGTTTGTGAAACTACATTATGAATACCATCTGGGTGGATACTCAATCTCAATGGGTGAGAACTACCGACGTTGGTGATATCAAATCTATATCTATTATTCTTGAAGAACGTCAGATCAGGATATAGCTGTTCGCCATTGCCGTCATCTAAGTCAATACCAAATCTGTTTCTTTCTTCTACAGTGTCAATAACATCATTACCAGATCCATTGATAGCAAGTTCGTAACCAGAAGAAGCGTTACCTGTTGTCCATCTAACAACAAAATCTGTAGAGCTGTTTACTTCAATAATTGTACCGACGTTTGGATCGGTGCCGCCACCGCCACCTCCAATACCGCCACCGCCGCCGCCTCCGCCGCCTGGACCGCCACCACTGTTAGGATCTGTTGCTTCAACAGAAGCACCAACAACAGCACCAGATACAGCAGAAGCAAATGTTAATTGCTGAACTCCAATAGTAGATACAGTTAGATCAATAGGTTGAGTAAGATCTAAAGCGTTGATAGTCAGAACATCGCCAACTGTATATCCATTACCAGAATTATCTACTGATACAGAGTTAGCAACACCAACTTTATCAATAGTATATTGGAATCCACTACCATTTACGTTATCCCAAGGTGCTCTAAACGTTACGGTAATAGTACCATCAGTAAGACCAACTGTATTAGTTGTAAGATCAGTTGTGTTCATTGCCGATAAGGACTGAACCTTAATCGGTAACGCTGCTCCAGACAAAGCATCTGTAGGTGTCTCTAGACTACCACCACCAGATGTATTTACTACAATGATTTCCCAACCTTCGTAAATGCCAGTAGTGTCGGCAAGTGTAATATCAGCAGAGTCTGTAGTTGTTGTAGCAGTTACACTAACAACATCGGGGGGCATACCCAACGTATCACCGATGGCATATCCCGAACCAAAGTCTGTAAATTCTACTTCAGTAAGACTACCATTAGCGTGGGTTACATTACCCTTAGCGCCAGTGCCACTTCCGCTGGTTGTAAATTCTACACTATTAAAAACTTCACTACCACCGCCACCTAGACCTCCAGTGGATGGATATGAATATCCACTACCAGAATTGGTTACAGTACCGCTGTAAGCAACGATAGTAAGAGCAACTTCACCAGAGGCACCAGTGCCGCCAAATACACTAATATTTTCGTAACTACCAGGGTCATAGTTTTGACCAGCTGCCTGGATCTCCAGTCCCTCTGTAATTAGTTCATTCTTCTGGAGAATGAAGTTTCTATAGAAATAAGCAGCAGAAGCATCATAAGCAAAAATTCTTTTTGTGTCTGCCACAAAAGTCATGTTGTTTTGCTCTGGTCTAAACAGACCTAGAGTTCCTTGACTTAGGAAGGATAACGATGGAGCATCTTTAGTACCATCGCCAAGTTTTAGATTACCAGTAGACAGGTCACTACCGCCCGCTCCGATGCTAAACAAATCCGATGCAATGTCATTGATGACTTGCCTTTGTTTCTCAAAGGTATCTGTTTTCGCTACTTGTCTAAGAACTGACATTGTTTACTATCTCTCGTAATAGTTGTTTGATTTCAGATATTTCTTCCTTCAAGCTATTTATATCTTGGAGGGCACCGTTAAATGTCTGAGAAAAGTTTCTGGGAGCGGGTTTATCAGTGTTGATGATCGCTCCCGTGTTCGTGTCACGATAAAGATTTTCGTGACCTTCTACTTTCAAATATCTCATTAGTATGATGCTACAGCTCTTATGTCTTGGATCTTAGGCACGTAAGAAGGATTGTCCGTCTTCATGATAATCTTGATAGCAAAAGATGTAAATTCTGGAAGATTAGAAGCACTGAAAGTCAGTTCTTGATAATCCGTTTGCTTCTCAAACTGACCAGAAATAGAGTTGGCAGGAGTAGCAAGATTATTTACATCTGGGTTGCCGTCAACATTGAAGGGAACCCAATTGATATCATCGAAGTTTGCTGAACTAGAAGATTCTCTAAGTTTATAGTAAATCTTAACATTCTCAACACTTGTGAGATTCATTGTAGATCTCACATCAATAGCAGAACCAGCATTATCGATAAAGACTTCCTTGGTAACGTACTTAGCAAGGGAAGAACTATTAACAGCGTCTGTTTCTGGAACGTAGTCAACACCAGTGGTATATTCAATCGAATCGATTTCGATAAACAAAGGAGTATCATCTCCAGTTGACTGAACTACATCACCGACTCTAAAGATGTCAGGTTGCTGAGCACTGTCGTCTTGGTTTCTGGTGTACGCTTCACTATCTGCTGTCTTGGCAGTGTAGTTGTTATTAATAGGTTGATAAGAGTTCTCTACAATTAGAATCTTATCTTCAGCATCCCAGAGAATGACTTTACCATTGATCTTATTGGCATAACTTACATCAGCATCAGTAGGTGAGTAAGCAATGACGTTAGAACCAACACTGAAGTTGAAATCAATCTCAGCAATGTTCGTGATGGTAATACCTACGTTAGAAACTTCTGCTCCATCTGTGTTAACTAGAGTTAGAGATTCACCTTGCTGGAAAGGAGTGACAGTTCTTAGTCTGATAGTGGCATCACCATTAGCATAAGCAGTGATGAGACCTTCTGCTTTAGAAGTTTGACCAACCAAAGAAAGATTCTCAGCAACTTGACTAGAGTTTGCTCCTGTTACAGCAATTGCTAGGTTATACAGAGGTTGGAATCTAACGACTTGATCTCTCTTACCATATCTATCTTCATATCCTGTGGCATTTTCAATTCTATTCGATGCTGTCTTAACAGTGGCAGTACGTAGATCAATGACAGGAGATAGAGCAGGATTTGTTGTGGTCAATTTAAACTTATACTTAAGTGAATGACCTAGACCATTCATAGTCTGGTTGATTCTAGAAGCAACTACCTTCTGGTTGGTGAAGAAGTGCTCTTCTCCAAGGAATGTCTTCTCGTAGTCAACGAAAGAATAAGAAACATAGTTCTTAGTATTAGAATCAACAGGAACTACATCAGTAGTAGCAACAAAGGATTCGATCTTTGTTCCATCTAATTGTAGGTAAGGAACTTGAGCATAGAGACGCTCAAACTTTCTATTGTAAGAAGCAAGAACAGACTTACCACCACCAATGATGCTAGAACCAGCACCGTTTGGACTGGTGATGTTATAGAAGTCAACACCAGAGTTAGAAACTTTGTATAGTCTCTGGTTCAAGGTAACACCAGAGATGCCACCAACGTCTTCTGCTTCTTGGAAGAATACGTAAGAGTTGCCAGTATCTTCGAAACCATTATCTCTATGGTAAACCTTAACAATAGAGTTGTTGTTCTTGAATAGTGTAGATGTGGCATTAGTAGCAGATCTTACACTGGTTTCGAAAGGAGAAACTGCTAGTTTCTCGTAACCTAGATTCTCGTTAGAAACTTCAATCTCGCCACCTGTAGTATCAAACTCGGCACGATATAAAGTAAACTTGATATCTTCGAAAAGATCTTCAGTCCAGTTATCGGTATTCTGAGACTTATAAACAGAACCAAGTAGAGGTTGTGTAGTAACAACATTGCTGGTAGAAATTTCAATCTCTCCCAACTTCGATGCCCATAGTTCATATTCAATCGAGTCAGTCTCAATAGCAAGAGCATACTCAGTATTGTTTTGTAGGTATACAGGATGCTTGAAGTTGAATCTGGTTGGAGTGGTAGATGCTGTTACACCATCATAGTCGATAGCAACACCCATTCTTACAGCAGGAGTGTCAATTTCAATTACAGATTCGATCACAGCGCCAGCAGCACCGAGACCAACACCCTTTACAACAACCGATGGAGGTTCTGTATATCCCCTTCCAGAAAGCGAAACATCACAGTTATATACCTTTCCATCCGAGACAGCAATTGAACCTGTTGCTGACGATCCTCCAGGGAGTTGAGGACTTTCAATAACAATCGAAGCACTCTCGTAGTTTTCACCAACAGCACTAACTTTCAGGTCAGTAACCTTACCAGAATCTTTAGCGATAAACACTCCAAGAGTGGTATTGTTTCTGGCATTGTAAGCAGTGACAGAAGGAATAGATAGAGACTCGTTTGCTACGAATGATGTTCCATTGTGGTTGCTTAGAACAAGAGTGTAGACTTGTTCTTTGTTCATTTGGAATGTGTTGCTGGTGTCATCACCAACTCTCACTAGGTTGGAGTCAAATACTTTAGCGATAGGACCAGAAGCATTAGAGGTCTTACCAGTTACAAACTCGTCAAGACTGACAGTAACAGTTTCACTTTCACCAGTTACATAAACTCTTAGATATGTTTCTGGAGTTAGTGATACTTGTGTACCAGGGACAATGTTCTTGCCTGGTTTGCCAGCAGCAACATCTGTTAGATATGCTCTAACAGGAATAGTTTCACTCTTCTTATTGAAGAAGAGATCGACACCAGTTGCCATCAAACCACTTTCAAAGTTTTCAATCTTGAATGTCTGAGCAAGTGGATTTGGTTTAACTGGATTATCAGTGTTGCTGTCAACCAACTGTACACCTTCATTTGCTTTGAAGAATGATGTAGCAGTAGATGTAATGCTTGGTGGATTAGAAGGAGTTGTACCAGAAGCATAGAACTTGACTTCAGCGTAAGTATCAACTTCTGCCTTGTCAGAATCATCAGAAGCAGATGTAAATCTAATAGTCTTTGTTCCTGTAGTGAATCTGATTTCTTCTCCTGTTTGATCGTAATCTACAGTATCTACATTACCAGTCCATCTGGTATTAGATACAGGAGGAAGACCAGCAGGAATCAAGATAATACCAGAAAGGTTACCATTGCCATCTGTAATCAATGGAGCACCGAATGTAGACAAGGAGTTGCCTGCCTCGCCACTAAAACGACTATCAGGAATAACCCAACGACCTACGTCACGTCCTTCCATGTAGACATATACTTTGGTGTCAGGCTTCAGTCTGTTCATTACAAACTTGACTGGAATTGATCTAGCAAAGAACTGGAGGGAAGAAGCAACTTGCTTACCACCAACAGTCTTGGTAGCAATACCTTTACCTACTTCATTGTTTTGTGGACTTACATTAGAAGAACTAGCAATGTTGGCAGACTGAACTGTAGACTCAATGTCTTCACTATTGATGTTAGCGAGAGATTCGATTGGCAGTAGACCAGAGTCAGTACCACACCAGTTAACAATGAATGAATTGTAGATGCTCGAATAAGCATCTGCTACAACGTCTTTCGCTAGGAAGATCGAGTTGAGTTTGGTGTTAGAATCAACAACCAAAGGAGCAACACCCTGGTCATACCAAGAGTCTTGCTGTGGAGTGATTACGCCTTCACCAACATATTGGATAACAACAAATGGGTTCGGATTGATTGTCTTGGTAGCATTCTTGTTACCTAGTAGTTCTACCTGTCCGAATGGCAGCGTAACAACACCATCATTGATAACATAACCAGAAACTGCTCTCTGGTCATCTCTAGTGTTGATTTCTCTAAGGGCGAAACTATCTTCTTTGGATTGTGCTCTCAGGACAGACTGTTGAGTGTCGATAGCACAACGATAGTCATCAGACTTGAGGTTACCAGTTCTATGTGCCTCGAAGTTATCTACGAGGAAACCAGACTTGAATCTGTCTAGACCAATCTCGTCCTTGACCTGCATGTTTAGTGCTTGCTGCTCAAGGATGCTTAGAGTGGTGTAATACTCAAGACGCTCAATTCTCTTCTCTAGTTTACCAATGTCCTTCATGGTATAACGCTTGTTATCCACAGGAACAATTCTTACATCCTTACTGTTGTTGGTGTAAGCAGGGATATGGAGATAGCAGAGAGAAACAGCATCATCTACTGGTTCTGGTTTAGATGGGTTGAGCGAAGCATTACCTTCTTTGATGATAAACTCTCCCTTCTTGGTGAGGAACAGACCATCAATACGATCTAGATATTGCTTCTCGCTAAAGGAGACAGTATAAGATAGATTCTCGTCAGGGGCAGGAGTTCCTGTTGGGATACCACCTGTGCCTAGGAAAGTGATGTAATCGCTAGTGTCGAATCTTTCAACAATAGATTGATCTTGGAAACCAGTAATGGTAGTGTTACCATCAACCTTTGGTCTGAAGTCAATAGAATCTCTAAGAGAGATGACGCCATTAACAGTAGAGTTGAATAGAGGAATCTCATCAGGTAGGACACCTGCTTCATGGAGATAAGAGTCAACAGTACAGAAGTCGCCTTGAGAATGTTCGAAGAAGTCGAACGCTACAACTAGTTGACCAGTAGGAGCATCGAAACCAGGCTTCAATACAATTCTAGAAACATCATAGTAGGTGTCTCTCTGTCCATTGTCAAACTTATACTTGTAAGTTACGTCAGTACCACTAACTAGGTTACCAGCAGTATCAACTACAGGTGGGTTGGTAGTAGTTCCTTCATAGACATACTTAAGTTTGAATACGTCAGAATAAGAGAAGGTTTCAATGACATCGGAATCGTAGTCTTGACCTCTAATAGGAATTACACGGTCACCCGAAGATACAATAGTGACACGCTTGTTTCTAATAGCAGTCTTGAGTCTAGGACGTGCTTTGTCAATTTCTACAGTAGCAGTCAATTTAAGCTTTGGATAGTTACCATCGATGATATTACCGAAGTAACCTGAAGGGAGATTTTTAATTCTCAAAGCACCAGCGGTAACACTGCTAGCAGTAATTACTGAATCTTCTACTTCGATGTATCTTGGATCGATATAAACTATATCACCATTTTCGATAAGAGTCGAAGAACCTTTATCCAATACAGTAACGAGGAACTGCTGTTCACTGAAGCTAACAAACTTTTGTGTACCAACAGGTAGTTGAGCGGTGAACGTTAGGTTGCCACCACTAGCAGATAGATCAGTAACAAAGTCTTTTCTTACATGATACTTAAACTTGGTGTTAGCAGAATCACTAACAAGAGATGCTACTTGCTTACTACCAGTTGGATATACAAGAGTAGCAGCACCGTTAGAAAGTCTGGGACGTAATCTTACAATAGTGGCATTAGTTACATCATCAGGCAAAGCATAATCAAAGTAAATTCTAGACTTCTCTGTGTTCTCTGGTAGAGTTACACATTGTACAACGTTCTTGATAACATTGTTACTAGCATCAGTAAACTGGATGATGTCACCTTGAATTAGATCACCAGATAGATCAGCACCAAAACCATTACACTCAATAAACTTTCTACCTTTGTTACCGAAGAAAGTAAAGTCACTAATTTGCTGATAGGTAGCATATGCTGTCGAAGAGAAATCGACATCTGCCGTAAATGTGTAGTTATTGAATGTAGAAGATACCGACTTCACATTCTGAGGTGTGAATGTTAATACGGTGTCCTTGAACAGAATTGGAGTGACAACCGACTTATCGGCATTAGCTTCATCACCAGTGAATAGAATTTCTGGAGGTGTGGCATATGTTTGTTGTAAGGCACTTCTGTTTTCTACATCAACCTTAACGACAGCGCCACCATATAGAGTCACACCAATCTTAGACTGATCGAAGATTGTTCCGTTAATAATCAAACTAGAAGCGGCAGTGTAGTTACTACCTCTCTTATTAACAACGAAGTGTGAGATGGTGTTTTCTTTAGCAATCTTGACGGCATTGTTTTCTTCATCAATGATTGTCTCGCCAGGAATGAATTGACCAGAAAGAGTAGTCAAGTAAAGAGTAGAAACTCCACTAAAGTTAGATGTAGAATCGTTTTCGATTACACCATATGCTTTACTCTCTTTACCATAGACATACTTACCGTTTAAGAATGTTCCAGCAACAATTTCTCTTTCTAGTGTCAGTCTAGTAAAGAATACTGGGTTGAAATAAGAGAATCCAAAAGTAGCATTATATGGTGTAGAAGATCCTGTTCTGCCTTTCGAAATAATGATGTCAGAATCAGGATTGAAACCAGTACCTCTACTGATCATTCTGAAGTTCTTTGGTTTCGATACACCAACGATAGGAGTAAAACTTGGGTTCCAATCAACAACCGTACCATATGGGTTTTCGGATGCTTCTAGGGCAGTCAGGGAAGTATACAGGTATCTTCTGTAGTCAGCTTCTCCTGTATCATACTCTTTCATGAATTTGTCTAGGACACCCTTATCACCAATAATAGTCATCTCAGCGAAGAGAGCATTAGTAGCAGGGTTAACCTCTGGACGATTAACAATTGCTTTACCAATAACTTTGACACTCTTACCAGTGATAGTACCAGTTCCTCTGGTTGTTACGAAAAAGAGTTCATCAGGAAGTTGTGAAGTCTGTGTAGGTACATCACCAATTGCCTGAACGTAAATGGTCATGATAGCCTGGTTTAGACCAAATACTTCCGACCTTCTGCTTACAGTATCCCTGAAGTAACCATCAGGTTGTAGACCAGAGAATCCAATCGTACCATCATTGAATACACTGTTCAAGGTAACTGTTGGGTAACCAGTTAGTTCATCACCAACACTGTTTAGAGGAATACCACCATAAACGTTGGTTAGGTTAAACTCAGAAAGACCTTTAGATCTAATAGTTACATTATCACGGGATAGAGTATCTCTACCTTTATCAACTTCAAGAACTTTAGATTCTTTGTTGATAATTTCATATCCCTTGACATATGCTTTACCAGAGCTGACAGACAAGACCATCTTGCCTTCTGCTTCTGCTGCCGAGTATGCTTTGTTTACTAGACCAGTTTCATTGTTGAGAGCATATACACCGTTATTACCTTCTCTCTGGTAATACTCTCTAACATCGTAGTCAAAATCTTCTACAACATAATCGCCAGACTCATCATAAGTTCTTCTTGCTAGAGTCTCTTCTAGTAGAGTGTAGTCTGCTGCTTTTACTTGCTTCTCTACAGTTCCGTCCTTAATCTGGACTAACTGGATGAAATTCTTATCAGTGTTGGCATTATAATCAAACTTTGTGAGGTTTAGATTAATGCTAAGACGATGAGCACCAGGAGCAGAAGCATTGGAGAATCCTCTGGCGTTATCTGCTAGTGAGGTGTCCTCTTCAGGAGTGACAATGCCTTCACTAACAGTAAAACCTACTTTTGCCGATGCTTTATTATAATATTTGTTAACTACTAATAGTTGCTTGTCATTTCTTACAAAGAAACCATTAATA